CGTGCCATCCTGCTCGATCGGTGCGGCGGTCGTCTGCTGTGCGTTGTCGCTCATTTGATCCTGCTGATTTCCTTGGGCGCCCGGCGCCCTTCCTCGATGGTGTTGCGAATGAATGTGCGCAGATCGCGCAGCGCCCACGCCCGCAACGCGGCGTCACGGCGCTTTGTGTCGTCGGTCGGATCGGCCTCGATCATGTCCCGGCAGAGCTTGGCCTCGTATCTGTCGAACCAAGCGCGCACGGTCTGGCCGTCGAGCGGGGCCAATTCCTCGGCCACGTCGATCGCTGTTTGAAGGCGGGCAGCCCTCGGCAGTCGTTCAATCATTCAAAGATTTCCCGCAGTGCGGACAGGTCTTGGCGCGTGGCTGAGCTTCGCGCTCGAGATGGGCCAGCGTGGCGTCGATCGGATCAGCCGTGCAGTCTGAAGCCCATCGCAGATGCGTCAGGCACCACGCCTCCATTTCCTCTCGCGTCGGATCGGGGCGCTTCAACGTGAAATAACAGACATCTTTCATCGTGTTCCCTATGCAGCCAGCAACAAAACAGCCACTAAGTCGTCGGTGTCGTCGTAAGGCTCGACGGGCGTTGGCTTCGCGACGGGGCGCGGCAGCTTGACAACCACGGATTCGCGTTTTTTCGGCAGCGGGGCGGGCGGCGGGTCATCATAGACCCTGATCCAATAGCGGCTCTTGCGGTGATAGCGGCCGGAGCTGGCGCCCGGCTTGCGCTGCACTGCCGGAATGACTTCGATAGTCGCGCTTGATCCGAGCACCAGAACCGACGCGGGATCGACTTCAAGTTCGTAGGTCGCGCCGGCCAGCGTGTAGGTAAGCGTTGCCTCTTGGCCGGTAATTGCAACGGTGCCGGGCGCTGCGGTGATGTCGCGCGCAGCGGTAAGCGTGGCATCCTGTCCCTCGACAGGGACCGTCGCGGGCGTGGTAACCACCGCACGCTGCGCCGTGAGGCTTGCAGACTGGCCTTGCACCGCAACCGTGGCCGGACTGGCAACCAGCGAGCGGCTGGCCGCCAGGTCCGATGACTGCCCAGTGATCGCGACAGTCGCAGGCGATACGTCTAGCTCGATGCCGGCCGTGAGGCTGACGGATTGGCCCGTAATTGAGACGGTGCCGGGCGAGGCCGTAATTTCGCGCGACGTAACAAACGTGCTGGACTGACCAGCGATTTCAACCGTTGCCGGCGAGGCAATGAGGTTGACCGACTTCGACAGCGTGGCCGATTGGCCCGTGACGGCCACAGTTGCCGGGCTGGCAGTCAGAACGCGATCGGCTTCCAGGCTTGCCGACTGGCCACTGATGGCAACGGTCGCAGGCGTCGCCACGAGTGCGCGTTGCGCGTCGAGATCGGCGTCCTGCCCGGCGATGGGTACGGTTGCCGGCGACGCAATAACCTGCCGTGTCAGGGCAAGCGTTGCACTTTGACCCGTAACCGCGACAGTAGCCGGCGACGCGGCAAGCGCGCGACTCGCTTCAAGATCAGCCGACGCGCCCGCAATGGCGACTGTTCCCGGCGACGCATCCAGGAGCTTGGCGCGAATTAGTGTGGTTTCCTGCCCGGTGATGGCCACCGTTCCGGGCGAGGCGTCGAGATCGCGAGCGGCCAGCAGAGAAGCCGATTGGCCGGTGATGGCCACGGTGCCGGGCGAAGCGACCACTTGCCGGGTTAAATCAAGGTTTGAACTCTGACCCGTGACGGCCACGGTCGCAGGCGAGGCGGCAATGGCTCGCTGTGAGGCAAGGCTTGCCGACTGGCCGGTGATCGCGACAGTTCCCGGCGACGCGGTAACGGCGCGCGAGGCCGTCAGTGTGGATGACTGGCCGGCGATGGGAACAGTTCCCGGCGACGCCACCACGCTGCGGGTCAGCGTCAGCGTCGATGATTGCCCAGAAATCGGAACTGTCGCAGGAGACGCAACGATAGATCGACTTACGGTCAGCGTCGCGCTTTGACCAGTAACCGCGACTGTTCCTGGCGAAGCCGTGAGGCTATATGCGCCACTCGCCACGAATGACGGGGCGAACGGCTTGCGGCGCTTCCGGTACGGCTTCGATGCTGCGAAAAAGCGCGCCATCTAAGGCTTACTCTTCCTCGATCCAGAACGTGAAGCAGCCAGTAAAGTCGTCGGCCGGCGTGGTTTCCATCCGGACAAACAGCCCCTCGCCCTGCTTGGCTTTGGGTGCATATTGCGCATCGGGCGCCCACCACTCATAAGGCGAGTTGCGGATGTTCCAGCCCATCTCTGCGAGAACAACCGTGGTGCCGCTCGTGGTGGCTACCGTCGCGCCGTTGCATTCGGCGCTAAAGCCCGCTGCCGCGTCCGCGCTATCCATGGGGATGCCCGTGGTCGCCGTGCCGTTGCCAGTGGTCACGGTCGCGCCGAGTCGCACAATCGAGATACGCAAACCCTCTTCTGCCGTGTCTCCGACTTCTGAAATCTGCGACAGCAGAAAACCCCGCAGTTTGATCGGTTTGTCATCGGCAGGCAGGATTTCCAGAAGGTCGGCATTACCGCCTGCGTTAGTCACCGTACCTTGATAAGACACGGTATAAATGCGGCTCATCGGTTAGAAGCTCCTGCTGAAAAACATGACCGGGCGCCGGAAAATGGGGCGCGCTTTGGTGACGGCCTGGGCCAGTTTGAACGCGCCAGCAATCATGACGTGCTGCACGCTGGCGTTGGTATGCGTGGCCTGGATGGTGCCGGTGGCGCCGGCTGCGGTCAGCACCGCATCAGCCACGGTTAACGATCCGTCCGCGCCCGAGGTCGATTGATCGTCGGAGCGCTCCTGGAACACGTTTGGCGCGGGCGCTGCCGTGACGTCGGCGGATGTGCCGGAACTGGCAATCGTCGAGCCCGAGTTGGATTCGAAGGCGGAGACCGTGCCTTCCTGACCGCCCGAGACCATGGCAACAATCAACTCGTCATCCTCGGCGGTGGTGAATGTGCCCGTCGTTGCCGTAGCACTATCAGCAGCCAGTGTGTTCGCCGATCCAGTGTCATAAGGTGTCGTCGTGTTGACGCCCCGATACGCATACACATTGGCTAGCGCCAGATTGCCAGCAGTGCGCGTGAATGTGTAATTGGGCGCACTCGCCCCCCGCACGCAATAGGCCATCAGGCCAGACGCAATGGCCGAGTTGGTGGCCACCGCGTTGCCGCTGCTTTGCTGTGTTGCGACCGTGGTCCATTCGCCGCCGCTCGGCAGCGTGAACGCGGCGGAATCTCGATAGGCAATGCAGGCAACCAGGAGATCGCCTTGCGCCACGCTGGCGGGCTCGGTTGGTGTGATGTTGCCAGAGGTGACAGACGTAACGGACGCGGACTTGCCAACGAATGACCACGGATTCGGGCCAATGACCGTCACATACGGATCGTTGGTCGTGCCGGCGGCCTGCACAGAATCAAAAATTGTGCTGGTTGTGTTTGTCGGCGCAGACCCACTCGTAAGCTGATTTTGCGAATGAACAACGACGCGATATGTGGCTGACGGGCTGACAGATTCCGGTGCCGTGATCGCCCCGCTATAATACACGCTATTTGTTGCTGCCGTTGTAAATTCGGCAATCTTGGTTAGAGCTTCGACTTGAGACCGCGATCGATAATCCGAAGTTGTGACTGATGTACTCCAATCAAACACGCGAATATCGAGCGTTTCGGCTTGGCCGGAGGTTTTTCTAAAATTAAAAGTACCGGAACTAACACTGCTTAGTGCGGATAGGTCGTACTGTAAAAACCCCTGATGGTTAAGATATGTACTACCACTTATGACGGCGCCCATGTTGATGGAAGTTGTACCCGTCGCCGTCGCCGCGCCACCTCCTGTTGCCACCGTTTCCCAGGATGTGTCTGATTGCCGCACGTAAGTCGCGCCCGATGATGGCTCCGTTGCATAGATTGTGAAATAAATGCTCACGCCTGCACCCCCGGCGGCAGGGATGCAATCAATTCACGAACATACGCAAGACGCTCGGCATTGGTCATGCCGTCAACGGCTTTGCCATTGCTGCCAGAGACCAGCGGCGGATTGACGAGGCGAATCTGCGCAATGCCGCCATCATCGAACACCCACCCCGTCCGCGTGCGCTTGACGCCGATCTCGACCAGATACACGCCCTTGACCGTCATCGCCCGCACGAATTGCAGCGTATAGGTGACGCTATCCAGCGTCCACGACTGCCCGGCAAATCCGGACAGCCTGGACACCAGACCATCGACCTTGATGGCATAGATCGCCGCGCGCTTGGCCTCTTCAGACAGCGCGTCATCGTTCCGAACTGCGGCGATGTCGTCGGCAAGCGCCATGCGTTACGCCGTCACCGTCAGATGGCCAGACCCGGACGTAATCGCGAGGCTTTCACCATCGGCCAGCGTGAGAGCCGAGCCGTAGTTGTAATAGCCCACCAGCTTGTCGCCCGTGCTCGTGTCGTTATAGATCACGAGATACTGAAACGGGCCGACGCTTCCGCCCGATGCGGTGATCGTAAATGGGGACGATGTGGTCAACGTCGCCGTGCCGCCGCTTTCCGAATAGCCGACGCTCGTCAGCGTGTAGCCGCCCGAGGTATAACCGCCCGAGGCTGAAATCTCCGTAATGTCGGCAAGCTCATCATGCGTGGCTGCGTTCGGTGCGCTGTTTGTCAGCGCGAGCTTGAACGTGTGCGTTGAGAAATCATGCACGCCCTTGCCGATCTGCTCGGCCAAGTCGTCAAACGTAGTCAGTGTGCTTGCTGGCATGTATTACCCCTTCATGATTTCGACGCCAACGGGCTTGCCGTCGTCGCCTTTGATGATGCGCCGTGGTGCCGTCATGGCCCGCGACAACTCCACGAGAGCGGCCTGTGTCGCTAACTGGCTTTTCACTAGCAGCGCCATGCTTTTGTTGAGCGTTTGCAATTGTTCCAACGCCGATGCGCCGGCCTGGGCCTGCGTATCAAGCCGCTCGCCAAGTCCCCTGAACTCGCTGGACATGGCCTTGAGCGACGACATGGCAGAGCCAAGCACGTCCTCCGGCTCTTCGACCTCTTCGCCTTGCCAGATGTCCAGGTCATTCACCGCGAGCCAACGCGCGAGATCGCTCATCCGATCTGTCCACCGAATTGCACGTCATCCATGCCACCGCTTGCGCCGTTCGAAGCCGGGCGCTTGCCATTGGCTTTTGACTTTGCGTTGACGTTGACGGCGTGTTTCTTGATCTTGACCTCTTGCGCCGCTTTCCACGTTGCAAGCTGCATCTCTGCTTGCATCCGTTCGCGGGCGATCTGGCTTTCTGCTTCGATGCGAACGCGGGCGATTTCCATCTCGTTCGCAGCTTTGAGCGCCGCAATCTCGCGTTCCGTCTCGGCCTTCTGGCTGGCAATCTGCGCGTCGAATTGAGCTTGCATCTGCGCCAGCTCGACCTTGTTCGTCAGCTCCGCGCCTTGCAATTGCTGCTTTGATTGGAACTCGGCGGCCTGAAGCTGTGTCTTCGCCTGAAGCTCAGCCTTTGCAAGCTCGCCCTTCTGCTGCACTTCCATCGCCTTCGGGTCTTGGCCGGGTTGCGGCGGCTGATAGTCAGGCGGGATCTCGGCAAAAAACTCGCCGGGGTTTCGATAGCCCATTGCTTCAGTAATGCGGGCCAGTGTGTTACGATAGAGCTGCAACGTCACAAGCGGATTGCCTGGGCCAGCCTGCATTAAGATCGCCTCTTGCTTCTGCGCGATCAAGTTCAAGCCCATCAACTGCCGGTCGCGGCTTTCGCCGGCCTTGCCGACATGCACGCGCACCGTCATCTCGTCATTCCATCGGCGCGGGTCCATTTCCACGCGCTTGCCATGGAGCTTGATGGAGCGCGGGCCGTCCTGATGGGCGGCCAACAGGCGCAGCACCTTTCCCATGGCGCCCTCGAGGCCATAGGCAAGCCAGCGCGCGATCTGCTCCACGCGCACGTTGGCGGCGGCCTGTAGCATCTCAATGCCGCCCTTGGTTTCCGTGATTGCCTGCGGCTGGATGCCCATGGCGTGCCGATTGACGCCGCTTGCCTCTTCGCTTCGGCGGTCCATGTGCTCGATCATCTGCAGCACGCTGGCCGAGACGTCGGGCGTTTGCAGAACAGTCATCGCCTCGGCCACCGCGCCACGGACTTTGATCACATCGCCGATTCCGTGATCCATGATCGCATCAATGGTCGACCCATCGTTAGCGAGCCGATCCTCGCTCACAACCGTGCGCGGCATTGTGGACGCTGATAGGCTATCCAGGCCGCGCCGCATCAGAACCGTGCGGATCTTCTGAATATCCAGCAGCACGTCAGCCAGTGAGCGGCCGATCAGGCGATGCGCCACCCGCATCGGGGACGCGGCCGAGAACTCGCTCTCGTCAACGGCGTCATTCTCGAGGATGACATCGCCCACGCGGTTGACGCGGCGCAACTCCACCACGCCGTCGCCATCGTAATCGCAGCGCAGGAATTCGATATTCTGATAGACTTTCTTCCGGCCAACGTCGTCCAGCGTGTCGCTGGCCTCGTTCGTGACGGTCGGCTCGTCGGGGAATCGGCTATCGCGTCGCGCATCCGTGGCAATGTCCACGTCATCGTCACTGCCAAGTGAGCGATTGCCGGGCGCTAGGTCGCGCGCCTTGGCTGGGAATTGCTTCAGCAGCGGCGCCAGGAAGACGTGCCGCTTCCATGCGTGATAATCGGCCTCTTCGATCGACTTCGCCCGGCGCGAGACGCGGAACTCCTCGCATGGGATCGCCTCAACGCCCACGCGGCCAATCTTGGGCGTGTGCTTTAGCTTGATGTCGTAGCAGACATAGGGCTGGCCGTTGGCTTCCTTGACGATTTCCTCTTGCTCGAGGATCTCGTATTCGGGATCTTGCTGATAGCGCGTGAGCTGCTCGATCGGCACGCCCTCGAGCATCTTCGCCGGCTTGGGCTCGGGATCGCGCCAATACGTGCGGATAATGCCGATCTTCTGCAACAGCGCATCAAAGCAGAAATCGTGCGTCACCACCTCGCCGGGGTTGTCCTTGAACCACACGTGCGAGACGTAATCCGCGGCTTGCTTCAAGATCTCGTGGCCGTCGTCCAGCGCCTCGTCATCAACCGTGATCAACTCATCGGACGGCGCGAACGCCCGCATGAGTGACGGCATGATCCAGTTGATCGTGTCCTCAATGTCGTGGGTGACAACCTTAGACCGGCCGTCCACTTCATCGCCATAGGGGCGCGCATGAAAGCGGTCCATCGCCTCGGATTGAGCCTCGGCGATCTCGCTGTCATAGTAGGAGGCGGAATCCGTTTCTTCCTGCTTCAGAACGCGAAGCAAGGCGGACTCACTCATCTTTTCCATTTAGGCGTTGCGCTCCAGGTGCGGGCGTAAATCGATCACGTTCCCGGTGACTTGCTCGTCTTCCGGGTCAGGATCGCCGGGCTTCCAGCCGTATTCGGCCAGGGCAATGCAGGCGAGGGACTTCTCTGCGATCTCATCACCACGCTCGGCCATCTGCTCGAGCAAGGCGACGTGGTAGCGGTAGGCGTCGGCGAGGCTCATGCCATAGTTCCGAGCTTGGGGCGTGGCCGCAACTGATGCACCTGCCGCGTTGGTTCAAGGTTCACGGCCAATTCACGGAAGGCGTCTGCGTCGTGCGATGACCAGTCGTGCAACGGCGTAGCCCGGAACGTCTTGCGCTTGTCGTCGAACTCGCTGCGGTAGTGGCGCAATGCGTTGATGCCGCCCTTGCATTTCTCCGCGTCGAATACACAACGGGGAAGCATGATCTTTACCGCGTTGATGCCGTCCATCACCGATGCTTGGGCCCCCGGATAGATTGGGCGCAGGCCCAGCGTCTCCAGTGTGTCTCGGCGGCTCTTGGCCGTCATCAGCTCCCGCACCTCAACGTCGTGTGGTAGGTAGTGCTTGGCGTAAACGTAGGGCTTCGACAGCACCGCGCGGGCTGTTTCCGTCAGGCTTTGGCCGGTCACTGCCAGATGGTCGATGATGCGGATCTCGTTTCCAGCCGTCTGCGCAAACCAAACTACCGTCGCGTCGTTAATGCCCAAGTCCCATGCCGTAAATACCGGGATCGTGGGTTCCCACGGCACGGAACGAATGCGTCCTTGACGGTTTAGTGCATCCATCTCGGCGCCGTAGTAAGCGCCCTTGATGGCGGCCTCGAATGAGCACTCGTACTCCTGGGCGTACTGGTCCGCCGTCATCGTGGCGCGAGCGTCTAGCAACTCGCTGGCCGGAACGATGCCGGTTTCGGATGCCCTCAGAATGAGCCAGTACCAATCCGGTGCCGTCTTAGCTCGCTCGAGGATTTCGTAAAAGTCGTTTTGCCCCTTTGGCGTTCCGATAAACGTTGCCCAACCTTGACGGTCGGAGAGTGCCGGGCGGATGACCTCGGGCCATGCCCGTGGGTCCATGTCGCCGTATTCGTCCATAATTACGCCGTCGAAGTAAACGCCACGCAGTCGGTCGTAGTTGTCGGCGCCGTATAGTCTCACTCTCGCGCCGTTTGGCAGATCGACCCGCAACTCGCTTTCGTTGTGCCCGACGCCCGGGAGCGCTGCCGTGTATTGTTTCAGGTAGGTCCAAGCCACGTCCTTGGCCTGGTTGTAGTGCGGCGCGATGTAGGCGAACCGCGGGTTGGGCTTGCTGCACCTTAGCCCCGCGTCCACGAGATCCATGATGCAAGCCACTGTTTTGCCGGCGCGCCGATGGGCAACGATACAAGACCAGCGCTGCTTTCGGGCATGAAACGGCAGAAACTGCGGCCGGGCGCGATAGCCCAGGTCAATGATCTGTTCGACTCTCGCCAGGGTCATCCAGATACTCGAACTCATGGATTTCACGCGCCACGCCGGAGATGACGCGGTAGGTCATCGGCTTGGCGTCGTTTCCGCTATGCTCGGTCGCGGACAGTTTCGGGTGCATATAGGCGGCGGCGGCGATGGCCATCGTATCCCGTCGCCTATAGTCTGCCGTTGTGTCGCGCATCACGCGGAGCATGTACTGCAGCGGCGTTTCGCCGGTCATGTCCTCAAGTGCCGCACGACGGGCTTCATCGGCGGCAGCGATGATGGCCTTTCGCTCCTCGGTCATCTTGCGGCCGGCACCTGGACGGGCGCCTCCGTGCTTCTTCTTGGTTTTCTCGCTCATTCAAGTAATCAAGGGTTGCATTCAAAAACCCACAACAATCTCAACGGGTTAATTCAAGCCAATCAAGCTGCGATCCTCAACGGCTGCACTCCCATGCGCTCGGCCTCTCTGCGGTAAGCGGCCTGAAATGTCTCATAGGCGCTGCGGGCAGTGGTATGGGCAGGCGCCGGGCTGGGCTTGGCGAGGGAGAGCGCTTGCCCGTTGTTATCGGCGGCCTGCCCAATGGGGTGGTCATCCTGCTCTCGGCGGTACAGCCCGGCCAGGACAAAACAAAACGCAGGCAATCCAGTGCCGGCAATGGCCATGGCGAGGTTGGTTGATTGCTCCGCGGCGGCCTTAACGTGGGGCGTGGGCTCAAGGCCACCAGTGCTTACCAGCGTCACGGCTTTGGCGAGGAATGCGTTCTGGTGAACAACGGGCGAGCTTTTGTGCTCGGTCACGGCGGCAGTGTCGCGAGCTTTGGCGAGCACACGCTTGGTGGCTTCGATCTTGCCAGTCAGCTCCGACTTCTCTTCGGCAATGGCGATCTTGCTGGCGAGCTCGTCGCGCTCCTTGGTGCGGGCGAGACACTTGGCCTTGCAGCCACCACGAGCGGCCTCCTGCTCAATGGCAAGATTGGCGCTGGCGAGCTGGGCGCGGAGCGCTTCGGCGGTGACGGTGGCTGACCAGGCGTTGGCTGCCTCGAGATCAGCGAGGCGCTTTTCCCATAGGACCAGACTGGCCTTGCCTTCCCGCACGTCATCTTGGCGCTGGTCGTAACGGACGTTCTGGACGTTGGTCGTTTCGATGTTGTGGCCGCGGAGGCCGGCCGTATAGCCGGCGTGGCTGTAGAACTCGATCGCCAGTAGCGGCGCGCAAATGAGGGCGATAACGATGCCTGCCGTCCTGCGGCCATCGGTAAAGGCGCGGTGCGCGGCTTCAGGGCCGAAGGCGGCGACAAACGTCAAGCAGGCGAGGAAGGCAGCGTGCTTCCAGGATACCTCAGCGCCGAAGCCCCACGACATCGCGGCAGCAACGACCAGCACAATCACCCCGATCCGAGCCCACATCAGGCCGGTGGCGTCGAGATTGCCGAGCATGGCCCGGATGAAATTATCGAGTTTTTTCATGGCGCTATGATCCTAATGCACGGTTGCTTCCGGCTCATACGCTCCGTAATACATGGCAGGCATTTTGACTGCGGCGACGGCCATCATCTGCGTCGGGGATAGGCCTAACGCCTTGCAGAACAACACAAATCTGAGAAGCGCCAACTCGGCCTCGTCAGCTTCGCGCTCAGTCATCATTTCGCTTTCATAACCTTCCGCAGCAAGCTGTTACGCTTGGCCACCCGGCGCACCAACGCCTTGTGCTTAGCGGCGGTTTTATCTCGAGCAGCCTTGATGACAACCGGCTCCGCAAGTTTTGCATAGGGTGATTTCTTTTTCATTTCACCAAGCTCAACGCGATGGAAACTGCGCACATCTCAATCACTCCGGGCCGCAAGGTAAGAATGCCGCCCATTTTGAGCGCGGCGGCGATAGCGAGCGCTAAGGCCACGACACGGCAAGCAAGGTTTAGGAGCCCGACGGCTTCCTCGGATTTCATGGCTCTAGGCGCTTTTCTGGATTGGGTGGCAACCACGTTGCCGAGGGCGCGAACCTGACTAACTA